GCATCAGTAGCTTGAGTTGTAAGTGTATCAAAATTAAAACTAGATCCTGTCTTAGTCATAAATCTATCAACTGTGTATTCATCTCCTGATGGTCTATTATATGTACCTGATCTTTGATTAATTTTCATATCTCCGTTGATTATTAAATTACGATTACTTAGGTTATTAGTAACATTGGCAGTACAAGTACCATCACTTGCTACTGTTATAGCATCTGATGATGCTGATACTCCTCTTATTGCTCCGACTTTTAATGTACTCATGGTTTTGTAGGGTATGTAGGATTTGAAGGGTCTGCTGTATTAGCTGGTAAATCCCTTAGTGCTTGCCTGTAGGTTTTCCAGGCATCTGTCATGGTAACGTCAGAGTTAGCCATCCAATCTGTCTCTTTTAAAAGAGAATTTCTTTTTTTTCTTAAAACTTTTAAGTGCCAATCATTTGAAAGCACCTCTGGATCTAGACCATCATCTGACTCTATCCATTCTTGTTTTTCAGGATTGTAAGTTAATGTTTTCATTAGGTTGTAGAGTATGCAGTGTAACTAAAGCGACCAGTATCAAATCCAGTGCCAAAAGGAAAAAATCTTACAGTCGTTAGAGCATTACCCCCCAAATCAATAATACCAACTACTGACATATTTCCAGATTGGGTACGTCTATTTGCTATTCCTCTAAATATCCAAAAATTAGTAGCTGAAGATGATAAGAATGACATATAAATATCTCCAGTATCACTACCTGCATTCAAGTTAGTATCAAAACAATCTATAACATTTTGACCCGATTCATATTCGTCTGCTGTTCCATCTTCTCCCCAACTATAATTCCCACTTGAAAGAATCCCTGCTGAAGTACCAACCCTAAAAGAAGGACTGCCAGAACCACTTGTAGAAATATTATGACCTACAAAATCAACTCTAAAACAATTAGCTGGTAAAGTAAAATCATAATTTGTACCTCCAGATAAAGCTCCTGACTCAGTTGTTCTAGAAATACTAATGGTCGGATCTGTTACAGTTGCAAATGCAAAATTACCTGACCCGTCAGTTTTCATAAACTGACCACTAGTCCCATCATTTTGTGGAAGAATAAATTGTTTTGCTGCATTACTACCAGTGGTAGCTGGAGCTTTAAGCTCTACAGTACCTCCTCCAGAATCAGCTGTTAATTTAATAGAACTCATGGTTTTGGATTAGCGTCCTTTACTGCTTTGATGTGGGTTGCCCACGTACCCGTTGTATCTAGTTTACCTGCAACAATATCCTTGTACAGCATATCTAACTGGTCACCAAAAGAGGCATAAGTTTTAGTTCCATTAGTAGTTCTATCAGTCTTATATTTTACAGCAGTAGCTTCAGCATCTAAAGTAACTCTTGCAGCATCAACTTTAGCTTGATCTATTGTTACTTTGTTTCCATTAGCATCAAAGCAACCTTCAGCAGAATCTATCGCTTTTACTGTGCCAGCATAAGCTTTGAAAATAGCTTCCATATCGTTGTAACTCATGCTGCCACCTCAATTAAAGTTATAGAAGAAGTGCTTCTTGCCTGAACTTGATCATCAGCATCGTTATAACCTCTATTTAAATAAAAGAAGTTATTAGAAGTATTAGTATCTCTAAAAGCTACAAAGTAAGTGTAAGCACCAGCATTACCTGGTGTATCTAAAAATTGTGTACCACAAGAAAAACCATTATAAGCTCCTATAGACTGCGTTGGTCCTTGCATAGCCATTGTCGCTTGATCTCTATTTGAAGCAGCATCTCCGACAAAAATATTAGAACTACCACTTACAGTTACATCATTAGTACCAGAATTTCTTCTTAATTTCCATTGAGATCCGTTATAACTTCCATCTACCAATAGCGTCATATTTACAAATACTAAAACTTTACTTGAATTTGTAGTGGTTGTTATTGTTTGAAACATACCAGTAGGCACTGTTTCAGTACTACCGATTGAAGCAGCATAAGCACTTGTTACCGCTTTTTGAACAACTTGAAGAACAGCTCCTGTTGGTTGAGCAGCAGTTGCGATAGCTTTGGTATCGCTTATCCCTCCTGTGGATATTCCCGTTACTGTTCCTGATCCATTAATTGCAATAGGCATAATTTAAACCACCGTATAGACTGAACCGCTAGGTATAGTGAGGGTCACGCCTGCGTTAATTGTAATTGGTCCAAAGCTACCACCATTACAGGTAGCTCCAAATGTAGTTCCGAGTGTGTAATCTTGCGTAATATTTGTTCCATTCTCAACTATTACCTTGTCAGATCCTCCTCCAGTTGCTCCAGATGGTGCATCTGTATATGAGATAGTTCCTGCTCCATCAGTTTTTAAGAGTTGATTGGCACTACCTAATCCTGATGGAAATTGAAAACTTTTTGTTCCATTAGAGGTAATTGCTAAAAGACCAGAACTTACTCTAAATATTCCTGTATCAGTATCGTCGGAGAACGTGATACTTGGAACTGAATTTGTACCATCTGGGAATGTTCCACCAGCATTTAAATAATCTGCAGATGCAAGTATTACTCCAAAGAAATCTTCACCTGAAGCTGGAGCAGAACTAAAAACTATATTTGTTCCCGATAATCTAAATCCTGTTGATCCTGAAGAATCAGGTTCCTGAACAACACCACCGACAGAAATTATTAATTGTGTCTCATATTTTGGAAATGGTACAGGAGAAGATCCACCTACTAAAAGAGAAAATGATGTAGTGCTTCCATTAAAAGAACTCGATATATCATCTATCGTTTTATACGCATTATTCGATCTGAGATTATTACCTATATACGGCATGCTTACTGAAATCTTTTATTGCTTCTTCTATTTTACAGAGGCTAATTTTAAGTATTAGGACCAGCAGTTGATGGTTGTGTCGGCCAAACCACATCATCAGGAGTTTTATCTTTATAAGTCTGAGGAATATCTCTTATTACTTGTCTATATGCAGCCCACTGAGCCTGATCTACAGAAGCACCAGTTGTCATTGTCCAATCTGTATCTATTAATATTTGATCTCTTTTTCTCCTAATTGCAATCCAACCATCTACAGAATCAGCATCATCAGGTGTATTACCCTCGGCAACCCAATCTATAAAATCTTGATTATCTTCAGTGCAAGAAGAATAAGATTTACCATCATCTTCTATTTTTTCATAGATTTTTTTATTTGTAAGATCATCTGTTCTTAATAATTTGTACTTCATAAAACCTCCTATAATTCAGCACTTACAGCTAAAAAACCACCAGCAGTACCACTTAAAGCTCTTACAGCAGAACCATCTCCAAATCCATGACTTGATTTTGTAAAAACACAAGCAAGTTGATCTTGTGTGGCATGCCCAAAAGTTGGTACAGATGTGCAAGTCGCAGTAGTTGATCTTCTTATTTTATATTCACTTGCAGTCCCCGACTGTTCTAATGCTGAAGGTGCAACTCGCATTGTTGTAGGAAAAGGAGAATTTAATATAACACTATTACCATCAACATCTGCCATACCCATACCTCTAAAAAATTGATTATTATTTGCACTTTGTTTATAATAATATCTCTGACAAAGTTTTAATTCTTCTGCGAATGACCTATGCTCAAAATCTGTTGCCACGCTGCCTACTTCTAATTGAAGTCCTGTAAGAAAGAATGTTCTATCTGTGCTATCAAAGAAAGACGATATGCCTCCTGCTCTTTGAGCAGAAACGTTTGATATCCACGAAGTTGCCAGTGTTCCACTTGTATAGTTTGACCCAGCATGTAACCATATTCCCAGTTGTAAACTAGCTGCATTATCATCATCAAGAGCACCAGTGGTATCAGCAGGGAACGTAAGCTCTACTCTTGTCCAACTTGTTGTTACAGAAAATGTTTTTCCTACTTGTCTATTATTATCTAAATCATACATCTCAACAACATACGTTGCACTAGCATTACCTTTAACATAAAAAGATACAGTAAATTCTTCTGCATCAGATGAGCCTTTTTTTAATTGTTGTAGGTCTTGACCCTCAATTTTTTGTTGAAGTATAAAATACTCACTAGCACCAACGCTAGTGTCTGCTGTAGTGCATTCAAATTTCATAGCGTTAGCAAAACCATCATGCACATCTGCAACTTGTGACATAGTTAAACGACCTGCTGTACTACTAAAGGTAGTTCTATATCTGTCAAGAGTAAAATATCCTGCTGATGCACCTAACCCAGTAGAACTTGTAGCTCTCTGAGAAACATTCATCGCACCATTAATTATTAAATTTTTATTCGTACCAATCTTCTTGGTAGTTGCTGTATTAAGTCTTTCTAATCCAACTTGATTAAGAGCCATTTGTTATACCTCCTTAAGTCTGTTCTAGATAACTAACAGTCGCATCAAGAGCCGTAGCTGTAGCTGCTCTAATTCTTAAAACATCATTTGATTCCATAATTATTTTTGAACCACTTATAACTTCCAAAGAAGATCCTGCAGGAACTGGAGCATTTCGTAAAAGATAAGTATCATCATTTCCTGTTACTAGAAAAACATCAACCTGAGCACTGGCTCCTGTTTTATTTGAAATTAAAATACTTAATAAAACAAGTGTTGCAGAACCACCTGCTGTAACGATGTTCGTATTAG